CTACTTCGCGCATGTTCCGTCCGGCGTGTTGGTGGAGGGGGGCGCGGGGAGGTCGCCGGTGTAGAGGACTAGTTCGCCGATCGTGATGGCGCGGGTTGTCCCGGTGTCGATCGTGCAGGTGTAGGCACAGAGGGGGGGGCGGGCGTGCAGGCGGCGGGCCGAGATGGCGAGCTGGTCGCCGGGTTTGCATGCGTGGGTGCAGCGTATGGCGTCGGCGCTGTAGAACCATGCCTTGGTCCCGGCGGGGGCGTTCGCGAGGGCGCAGAGGCTGGCGAGTTGGCCGGCGGCTTCGACCATGAGCGAGGCGGGGAAGATGGGGGTGTCTTTGAAGTGGCCGCGGAGGGCGTCTTCGTCGCCTCGTATGGTGTAGCGGGCTTCGGCTCCGTCGGGGGTGAGGCGGGCGCTGTCGAGGAATAGGAAGGGGTGGCCTTGGGGGAGGATCGCGGCGATTCGGGTTTTGTCCATCCAGCTCGCGGGGGCCACCGGGAGGCCGCGTATTTTGGCGTCGAGGTAGTGCTTTACGTCGCCGAGGGTGCGTAGGTTGCGGAGTTCTTCGTCGGGGGCGCTTACGGCGAGGACTTGTTCGATGGTCATGACGATTTCGACCATGAGCATCGAGTCCACTCCGAGGTCTTCGTAGAGGCTCGTCGCGTCTGCTCCTTCGCGGGCTTTGGCGCGGCGTTCGGGTTCGACGAAGCGTTCAATGATGCCGTTGACGATCACTGGGACGAGTGCGGGGTCGCGGCTTGTCTGGAAGTCGCAGGCTGCTTGCACGGCTTCGGGCGGGCAGCGGCGCATCGTTTCGCTTACTTGTTCCGGCGTCATATGGGAGAGGCAAGGTGTTTTCGCCCTCGCGCTCCTATTGTTAACGGCCCAGCCTCCCTCAAGTTTCACCGGGCCGGAAGGCCCGGACCCGCGGGTCCTCGCGGACCCTTAAATGGGGGCTGGCCGCCCCCAAGGCGCTGGCTTCGCACGCTCCCCCGCCGGAGGGCGACGCGCCCTTTCGGCGGGCTTCGCCGCGCCTATCCACAAGACAGGGTGCGCACCAACGGCCTCACTTTCTTCGCCACCGCGCTTTGGTTCGGCCCGCGCAGTGTGGGTTGCACGGGCAGTGTGCGTAGCGTGCGCAGGGGTGGAAGGTGGGTTTCTTTGGGGGTATTGTCGGCTGACGACGAGGGCGCGGGTGTTGCGGGATGCGGCATTCCGGTGCTCAAAGTAGTGAACATATAAATACCATGCCTTTCCCTCTTGAGGTTATGACGCTTTTGACTTCGTCGCTTGGCGGCGGGGCTATGAGCCTGATTTCGAGCATCGCCAAGGCGAAGCAGGCGGAGCGGACTTACGTCCTTCAGGCTTTGAGTGCAAAGGCGGACATCATCGCCGGGGCGCGGCAGTACGAGAACAGGGGTTTCGCATGGACGCGGAGGCTGATTTCGCTGACGGCGGTGTTTTTCGTCATCGCGTTCCCGAAGCTCGTGGCCGTGTTCATGCCGGACAGCGCCGTTCACGTAAGCTACACGGAGGTGCAGTCGTTCCTTTTCTTTTTTGAGAGCGAGAGTCCGAAGGTTGTCTGGCGGGAGATGAATGGCTTGGTCATCACGCCGCTGGATACGCACTTACTCAGTGCGATCATCGGGCTGTACTTCGGGGGTAGTCTGGTCAAATAGGGGCAAAGGGCGCGGGTGGGTCGCCGCGAAACGGCGGTGCCCGACAATCGGGTGAAGTGGGCGGCGTGTTCCGCCTTGCATGGGCCGGGATGGCGGCCCGCCCGCGCCCATCATTTTCTTCATATGGACAATCTTCAAATGACTGGTTCGGTGCTGCTGGCGCTTTCTTCGCTGATGGGCGTCTATTACCTGGCGGCGCGCATTCGCGAGGAGTTGGCAGAGAAGCCGGACCCGAAGCTGACCTATGCCACGAAGGCGGAGCTGGCGCAGCTGCGCGAGAGCGTGGAGGAGGGGCTGCGGGAGGGCATATCCGGGCATCGTGCGCTGGAGGAGCGGTCGGAGGCTTCGCTTGCGCGGGCGCACGACCTTATCCGGCGCAATGCCGAGCACATCGCCGTCCTCATTGCGCAGGCGGAGATGTTCGAGCGCAGGATCAGCGAGGCTTCGCGCCGCATAGACAGGCTGGGCGAGCGGTTCGTGGGCAGGCAGTGATAGAGGGACTTTTCAATGGACGACTTCATTCAACTGAAAGAATTGCTGGCGGAGGTGGACACCGTGGCCGCGAACAGCTCCTTGGGCAGCGGTGAGGCGGGGCGCGTGCGCAACTGCCGTGCTGCTGCGCGGCGCATTCTCGAAGCCCTTGAGGGCGACGGGAGGGTTCTGGAGAAGGCCGCCGTGCAGGTGGCGTGGACGCGGGTTCTGACGCGCCTTGTGAACGCCGGGCCGGACGAGGACATCGGCGACATCGTTTCGAGCATCCAGAAACTTTCGGGTCTGCGGGGCCGGGGCGGAAAGGCCGCAAAGGGGGCGAAGGTGGGCGTCGGCAAGAAATCGACACCAGCACTGCGGCAGGAGACTTTGGAGACAATCGAGGGCGTTTTGCGCCTTCTGTGATTCTGTGTGATTCCCAGTAGTATTAATTATCAACAATACGCATCTGCTGACCGTGAATATCATCGAGCATGCCAAACCGTGCGAAGGGGTCTTCCTGCCTTACCAGAGGCGGTGGATCATCGACGGCTCGCGCATGAAGATCATGGAGAAGGCCCGGCAGGTGGGCATGTCGTGGGCGGCGGCATACAGGGCCGTTCGCACGGCGGGTCTGGCCGGTGCGCGGCATGATGTATGGGTGGCCAGCCGCGACGAGGTTCAGGGGCGTCTCTTCATCGAGGACTGCTCGCGCTGGGCGCGGGTGCTGGATGTGGCGGCGGGGGACTTTGGCGAGAGTCTGGCCGACGGGGCGGGCGCAGACTGCATCAGGCTGGCCAATGGCCGGGCCGTGCGCTCGCTCTCCTCCAGCGTGGACTCCCAGGCTGGCAAGCGGGGGACGCGCATTCTGGACGAGTTCGCCCTGCACGCCGATCCGCGCCGCCTGTATGCCATTGCCGCGCCGGGCCTTGCGTGGGGAGGGCAGCTGGAGATCCTGTCCACCCACAGGGGAGGGGGAAACTACTTCAACCAGCTCGTCCGCGAGGCTCGCGAGGGGGGGAATCCGAAGGGCTTTTCGCTGCACCGCGTGACGCTTCAGGACGCCGTGGAGCAGGGCTTGCTGGCGAAGCTCAAGGCGAGGCTCGCGCCGGAGGACGAGCGCAGGGGCATGAGCGACGATGAATACCTCCAGAGCGTGCGCGACAGTTGCCCGGACGAGGAGACCTGGCTTGAGGAATATTGCTGCGTTCCGGCGGACGACGCGGCGGCGTTCATCCCGCTGGACTTGATTCGCCGGGCGGAGTACGTGCCGGGAGAGGGGGGCGAAGGGCAGCCTTGGGACATGCCGATGGCGGAGCTTCGCAAGCGGCGCGAGGGGCTGTTTTTGGGCGTGGACCTTGGGCGCGACCGCGACCTGACGGTCATGTGGCTTTTAGAGATGGCAGGTGGGACGGCGCTGACGCGCAAGGTAGTGTGCATGGAGCGCACCCCCTTTTCCGCGCAGGAGGAGAGGCTCTGCGAGCTTCTTTCGCTGCCGGGCCTTGGGCGTTGCGCGATCGATGCGACGGGTCTTGGCAGGCAGTTTGCCGAGAGGGCCGCGCAGAGCTTCGGCGAGCGTCGCGTGGAGGGCGTCATCCTGACGGCCCCGCTCAAGGAGGAGCTGGCGTACCCGCTGAAGGCTGCCTTCGAGGATGGCACGATACGCATCCCGCCGCTCGACGCCGTGCGGGCGGACCTTAGGAGCGTGCGGCGCGAGTGTGGGGCCGGGGGTGTAGTGCGCTTCACGGCGGGCAGGGGCGCGAACGGGCACGCGGACCGTTTCTGGGCACTGGCCCTCGCGCTGAGGGCGGCACGTGCGGGGGCGGCCACGGCGCAGGCACACGCGGAGAGGATCAGTTTTGGCCGCGAACGCATGGTATTCTAGGAAAGGTATTTACGACTATGGGCACTGACGGACAAATTCTTGGCAGGGCGAGGATCGAGGCGCACATGCGCTCGCGCTTCGACCCGATACGCAACCTCACGCCGGAGCGGCTCTCGCGGCAGCTCGACGACTTTCAGGCCGGGCATCTGCGCGAGGCGGCCCTCACCTGGGACGCCATCGAGCGGCGCGACGACATCGTGCAGGCGGCATCCGCCAAGCGGAAAATGTCCGCCGGGCGCAACGGCTGGGACGTGCTGACGCTGGACGATTCCCCTCGGGCGAGGGCGCACAAGGAGGCGCTGGACTACTTCTGGCGCAATGTGCGCAGCGTAAACGCGCTGGACGAGAACGAGCGCGGGGGCTTCCCCCTGCTTGCGCGGCAGATGATGGACGCGGTGGGCAAGCGTTACGCCGTGCACGAGATCGTGTGGGAGCGGGTGGGCAGCGACCGGATGCGGGCCGAGCTTCGCTTTGTGCCTTTGTGGTTTTTCGAGAACCGCACGGGGAGGCTGCGCTTCCTCGCCTCCGACTACGCCGCGGAAGGCGAGCCGCTGGAAAAGGGCGCGTGGGTAGTCACCTGCGGGGCGGGGATCATGGAGGCCTGTTCGGTGGCTTTCCTCTACAAGCACCTGCCGCTTCGCGACTGGCTCATCTACTGCGAGCGCAACGGGATGCCGGGCGTGCGGGGCGTGACGGACGCCACGCCCGGATCGGAACAGTGGAACGCCGCCCGCGAGGCCGTGGAGGCCTTCGGCGCGGAGTTCAGGGCGCTGATGACGTCGGGCACCTCGATCGAGGCTATCGACCTTGGCGCGAAGGGGGAGCTGCCCTACCCGGAACTGGTCGAGCGAATGGACAGGGGCATATCCGTTCTCTGGCGAGGCGCGGACCTTTCGACGATCTCCCGCGAGAGCGGCATCGGCGCGAGCCTTCAGAAGGACGAGCCGGACCTTCTGGCCGAGGCGGATGCGGCCATGCTCGGCGAGTCGCTCAACGAGCAGGTGTGCAGGCACGTCATACAGATTCTCTTCGGCGAGGAGCCGCTGGCGAAGCTGGTCGTGCGCCCCGGCAGGCAGACGGGCATCTCGCAGGATCTCGCCATCCACCGTGCCGCCCGCGAACTGGGCTTCGCCATCGACGAGCGGGACTTCAGGGAGCGTTTCGGCCTTGCCGAGGCGGTGCACGCATCGAAGTAGCTGGGAATTACTAACATCATGGAAGACATACGCATAGTCGAATACGGGGATCATCCCCATTCCAAGGGGCTTCAACGGCTCAACTACCAAGTCGCACGGCGGCTGGAGGGGAACTTCCATTCGCTCCGGGGCCTACTGGCGCGGCGCTTCGGGGGGCTGCCCGTTTACGTGGGCCATCCCGACGACCCGGAATACGCGGGCCAGCCCGGCCACGGCGACACGCGGGCGCATGGCTGGGTCATGGACCTAGTGGCGCGGCCCGACGGCCTGTACGCCAAGCTTCGCTGGGCGCAGACGGGGCGCGAGCTTATGGAGAAAGCCAGCTACAAGTACTTCTCGCCCCGATGGGTGATGCGTCCGGCTGGCGGCGGAGTTTTCGAACCCGTGCGACTTATCTCCCTCGGCCTGACGAACACGCCGAACATTCGCGGCGACGCCATTGCGGCCACCCAAGGCGGCGCTGCGGAGCCTTCCGCCAGCGTTGCAGCGAACGAGGCCATCCTGCAAAGGCGGCCCCGCAGCATGGGTCTTGGCTGTCGCAGGGCATCCGTCGCCGGGGCGATCAGCGAGGCCGTGCGTCTGCGCATGATGGACACGGGTGAGGATTTCGCCACGGCATGGGCGGGCGTCAAGCGCACGCGATGGGACCTTTTTTCAGCATCCAAATAGTGAACATATGAGCATACTAATACTGACAAGCATCGTGGCATCGCTCGTTTGCGCCGCGTTCGGCCTCATGGCCCTGCGCAGGCGTGAGTGCTTTGCCAACAGCCTGCCGGGCACGCACTTCGGCAGCGTGACCCGTTTGACGGACAGCGCCGTTTCCACTCGTTTCCTCCTCGCTCGTGCGGGCAGCGACGCCCTGCATGTGGCTATCTGCGGGGCCTCGTACGTCCCGGTCGGCGTTATCGACGACACCGCTTCGGGGGCAGGGGAGGAAGTGGCCGTCCTTTTGCCCGGCAGCGCGGACTGCACGCTGCGGATGGTGGCATCGGGTGCGATCTCCGCTGGCACCCTAGTGGCGGCAGCGGCAAGCGGGAAGGTTTCGGCCCTCCCTTCGAGCGCCGGGACGTACTACGTCGTGGGCGTGGCCCTCTCGGCTGCGGCGGCGGACGGCGACGTGATCGAGGTGGACCCCTGCGCGGCGGTGAGGACCGTCGTCGCCTAGGCGTCCGGACAAGGAACAACGAACTACTGCATTGAATCATGACTGACAACGAAATGCTTGTGGCCGTGGATGACGGGCGCCAGTCGCCCGGCACGATCTGCGCCGCCAACGCGAGCCGCTTCGAGGCGGCTCATCTATCCGAGCCTCTCACGGCCTTCACCGTGGGCTGGCGCGACCCGGAGGACCTGCGCACGCTTCTGGACTTCATCGCCCCGCCGGTGCGCGTGGGCCGGAGGTTCGAGTTCCGCAGGGCGGACAACGCCGAGGCCTTCCTGTCCGAGAGCGATGACACCCGCGCCATCGGCAGCGCCTTCAAGCGCGTCGAGTACCCCGGCGAGACGGTCAACGCCAAGACGATCAACAAGGGCCTCACGATCCGCGTCGATCACGACGAGGAGGCCGGCGAGGACTGGCAGGAACGCTACGTGCAGCTCTTGGTCCAGAGGCTGTTGCGCAACGAGGTGCGCCGGGCGATCACCGCGCTGGATTCGCAGGACGTGTCCGAGAGCAAGACTTGGACTTGGACCTCGGGCACTTACCCGAACCCGGACGGCGACCTAAGAAGCGCCCTCTCCACGGCGGCCACGCTCTGCGGCGTGCGGCCCAACCGCGTCATCTTCGGCGAGGGTGCATGGGACTTGCGCAGCAACGCCTACTACATGCAGGACACGGCGGGGGCCTTCCACGCCGCCGCCCTCACGCCCGAAGAGCTGGCCCGCCGCCTATTCGTCGATGGCGTCCGCGTCGTCCGCGCCCGCTACACGCAGTCGGGGGCCGCGAGCCGTTCCGCCGTCCTCGGCAACCACGTCTACGCCTACTACGCGCAGGACGGGGCCACGAAGGACGAGCCTTCGAACATCAAGCGCTTCGTCACCCCGGCGGGCGGGGGCGACTTCCGCGTCTACGTCGAGACTGGCTCGAAGTTCACCGACATCAGCGTGGAGCACTACTCCTCGATCGTCGTGACCTCGACGCTCGGCATCCGCCGTCTGGCCGTCAGCTAGGGCACGACCGGCATCAACGGGGTGCGCCGGATGGGCGCAATGCCTTCCGGCGCACCCGCAACCGCAACTCTTTCCCGCCCGCAACGGGCGACGCTACATGAGCAACTGGATCACGATAACAACTGACGATGTCCGCGACTATCTGGCGGACGAACAGCTTCAGGCACTGCGCACGCAGGCCCTAGGCACGGATCAGGCCGACCCGCTTCCCGCTATCATCTCCGACGTCGCGGCCCTTGTCCGCGCAAGGGTCGCCGCGAACGCATCGAACACTCTCGACGCCACGGCGGAGCGCATCCCGCCGGAACTGCGGGGCGCGGCTTGCGCGCTCGTCGTCGAGGCGGCGCAGGGACGCCTGCCGGGCTTAGGCCTGACGGCGGACCAGGTCCGCATGGCCAATGCTGCACGCACGCTGCTCCGGCACGTCGCGGAGGGCAAGGTCGCCATCGAGGCCCCGGAGGGGTCCGGCGACGAAGGCGACAGCGTGCAGGTTTCGCGGCAGGGCTTCGTCCTTCTGGGGCGGCGCGATGGGATGACCAGCTCGGCCTCGCTATCGGCACTGTAACCAATCGGCGCACAACTTCTTCCCATCATGCAATCGACATTCGTTAAGCTACAGGACGCCATTGGGCGACGCCTCACGCGCCTTCGCGATTTGGGCGGCGTCCCCGTCCTAATCCGTCGCAACGGCAGCCTGTCATCGGGCATCAAAGAGGCTCTCGCCAAGCGCGGTCTCTGCGTCGTCGTCATGCCGCCGCGCCCGCACAGGGCGGCCTCCGGCGAGGCCACACCCGTGTTCTCCGAGGTTACGCAGTGCGTCCGCGTCGTGGAGAACGCCTTCACCCCGCACGGCGGTTGCGACGCGCTGGGAGTGGCCGAGAGGGTGTCCCGCGCCCTGCACGGCTGGCAGCCCGCCGTGCCGGGCATCACGACGGCGTTCTCGCTCGACAGTGACGATGCGTGGTCGATGCCCGACGAACCCGATGCCAAGGGTCGCTACACGATCGAGGTAAACCTCATCACCAGCGCGAGCATCTAGAGGCCACCTCGAAGAACTTTCCAACACACATACCAACATGTCTTTTCCCATCTATATACAGGCCGATCTGGCCGATTTCGACAGCCCGCTCGACATACGCCGCAACGACGTTCCGGCGTTCTGGAGCGGCACGGACGTGGAGTTCCGCGTCTGCCTTTTCGAGTTCGGCGCGATACGGAGCGTCTCGGACATAGCCAGCGTTACTCTGGAGATACGTCCTGCCAACACCGCGGGAACCGGGCCGGACTTATCTGCCGCAGCCCTGATGAGCGGTACGGTCAGCTCGCTCGACGGCGATGTGAGCGAGGAGGAGTGGTATGCATTCTCCCATGCGCACGCGAAGATCGCCTTCACGGCAGAGGAGAGCGCCGTTGCGGCCGGGACGCACTGGATGGTCATCAGCGCGGTCACCAAACACACTCCTGCACGGACCCTTACCTTCTGCGCGGGGAGCGTAGTAGTGGCGGAAGACGGGCACGGAAGCATGGTGGATCCGGCTGCGAATGTCGCGGCGTTCACGATTGCGCAGGCAGATGCCCGCTACGCCCGGATGATGGACGGCGGGGCCTGCCTGCACGTCTCGCCCGTGGGAGGGGACGACGCCTTTGCCATTCGCGGGAGGGCGGACCTGCCCTTCGCGACGCTGGCGGCGGCCTTTGCGGCGGCTGAGGCTGGCGACAGTGTCCGCGTGATGCCGGGGATACTCGCCGGGGCCTCGCTTACCAAGGCGCTGCGGCTTAACTTCGAACCGGGCGCCGTGCTGTCCTCGCCACTTGAGGTCGGCGTTGCGGGGGCTTCGATATGCGGCGTCGTCGGGGCGGAGGCGGTGCTTGCGTACGCCATCACCGCATCCACGCCGTGCGCACTGCAGATAGACGGGACGCTCCGGGTGGATCGCCCCGTGCATCCGAATGTGCTCGTTCAAGGGGGGCTGTTCATCGACGTTGCGGGCGCGGCCGCGAGGACTCCTGGACTCTCCCTGACGGTTTGCGACGTGGCGCAGCTCCGGGGCCGCCGCTACTCTGGCGGGCGCTCGACGTTCGTCGCGGCGGATTCCCGCGCAGGCATCTGCCGCGCCGGCGCGAGCGTGCTCCTCGCCGCGCTGGCCGAGGGGGCCTGCACGGTCTGCGATCTTGGGAACCTTTCGCTCGCCCTCGCGGACGTGTCCGGCTCGGCGGCCCGCGTGCAGGTGTCGGTCGTCCTCGCCACCGGGACGCTCGTGGTCCGCACGGCGGCGCGGGTGTGGGCGCTTGGCGTCTGGCAGCGGCTGGCCGTCGTGGTCGATGCGCCGGTGTCCGGGTCGGTCGGCGCGGCATCGGTGCATGTGTATGTGGGCGGCGTCGCGCAGACGCTGGAGTCGGTCGCGGACTACTCCGGCGCGCCGGTGGCGACGGCCTCGGCGTGGTCGCTCGGCGGCGACAACTCGGGCGCGAACCTCATGACTGGCCGTGTGGCGCAGTGGGGCGTCCTCAACTACGCGCTCACGCCCGCGCAGGTGGCGGACCACCTCGCCACGGCCCGCCTGCCGCAGGAGGGCGCGGGCGCGATGCAGCTACTCGCCAACGGCAGTTTCGAGACCTTCACGGGAACGGCGGACGACAGCGCGGCGGACACCTTCGCGGGCTGGACCCTCGGCACGCTGGGC